ATCTGATCTTTTAAATTAAAGGTAGGTTCCCATAAGGCTGAGCTCGTCATTGACGTCGTCTTCAGTGTATGGAACTTCTCCCCATACTCGATTGCTGTAGTTTTTTTCCTCGTGGATTGCAGCTGCAGCCTCAAACATTCCAGACTCGTCAACCAATTCAGTTGGAGTCATCGCCAAAATTTCTTCCTTGAGAGAAGGTTTTTTGACAGCCTTTTTTGTACTAGGCTTGACCTTTTTACCTTTGTTAAGGATTTTGTCGGCGAGTTCCAACATTTTATCAACATTGTATGTTCCTCGCTCGTTTCCTCGAGCAATAGGCTTAATGAGTGGATAGGTATCATTTTCAATGAGATTGTTGCTAGTAGCAAGAGCAACAACCGTTTTTCGTGGAATATCTCCACTGAAGGTTGAAATGAGGTTGCGGAGGAGTTGGATGTTCTTTTTGCCGTTTCTTTTCATAGTTTCTTGTTTGATTCTGATTATATTCTAACCTATTTTCTGCGGATTGTAAATACTTTTTTTACTAAAAATGTGCTTTTTTTTGGTGTTCAGATGAATACTGGTGTTCAGGTGAACAATTAATCTTCAATTTCACTCAATTTGATAATCTCGCGAGCATCTTGTTCGCTAATATGACCTTTTTCAAGAGCCTCTTCAAGTCTTTCTTCTAACCTTTTTTTACCTTGCATGACCATATTCTAACCTATTCTCGGCGGATTGTAAATACTTTTTTTACTAAAAATGGGCTTTTTTTCACTTTTTTTCAATCTGTATTACATATTATGGCTTTTTTCCTTCAAATCTATGGATATTCCATCAGAAGACTCTTCAGCCAGAGCAAATTGGTCCTTTTCTGTATCAAACTGTGGTTTCTCGAAGCTCTGAAAAAGGCTAACATAATCAGTCCATTGGCTCCAACTGTAGCTCTGTCCTTTAATATAGTACCATTCGTCTTCGTCAATTTTTAGAGCAGGACCACTCAAATTGTGTTTGACACCATTTTTTGTGTACAGGCTATAATTGTTACCCTTTTGAACCCTGTAAATGTCCTTTTCTTTTTTGATCATGACTATATTCTAACCTATTTTTTGCGGTTTGTAAATACTTTTTTTACTAATAATTGCACTTTTTTGGTGTTCAAATGAACATACTAAAAAAGCCCTGCTTTCGCAGAGCTTTGATAGATTTAGTTACTTTTTTAATTAGAATGTATATTTAACACCAGCCTGAAAAACAGTCTCAAAACCGTCAGTTTGCACTTGGTTATCTACATAAGCTACTTCTCCGAACACCTGTCCTCCGCCTGGAAGACCGTATACTGCAGAAACAGCACCTTGTACCCATTCGTAATCTTCAGCGTATTGCCAAGTTTTACCAACTTCGACTGATCCGTTAACAAAGACTCCAAATGCTGAAAAAAGTTCGCGGGACGCGCTCAATGATAAATCAAATGCTCCTCCGGAAATATAGTTCACTTCAGTTGATACGATAAGATCAAAGAAATTTGGATCATACGCATATCCAACGTTTAAGTTGAAATCGGTATCTCCTGTGAGATCACCATCAGCCGCGTTAGTTCCAAGATTTAATCCAACATAAAGATTGTCTCCTGCGATTCCAACGTATCCTGTAATTAGATCATCGTTTTTACCGTCAATAAAGTCAACACCTCCAACAATTCGGTTGTCGTATGCTGAACCAATAACTGCGCTGCCTCCTACACTAAATGCGTCGGTGTGGGTAAACAATCCTCGATCAATTCTTTTCTCCTTAAAACTCACTTCTCCTGCGATATCAACAGGCTGCAATGGATGGAGATCCCAACCAAGAACAGGAACTTTATAGCTAGCGTTTGCTAATCCACAAAGACTGATAAGGGTTCCTGCGATAAGAGCAATAATACTTAGTTTTTTATTTTTTTTGTTCATATGTTTTTTTGTTTGTGTATTCTTATGACTTATAAATGTCATAAAGAAATTTTTCAAATTCTTCTACTTTTTCTAGGCGATTAGGCCATAGAATGTATTCTTTTTCGGGGTTAGCTTTTAAATTATTCAGCAAAGGCTGAATAGCGTTATAAAGGTTGTCAATTTTTTCTGATACCGCGAGGGTCTCTTCTTCTGCATCCTCAACTTTAGCTTCTGCTTGTTGATAAGATGCAAGTTCAGTTTCGTCTACTGCGGTAAATCCAAAGTCAAATAGGTCACTCATAATCTAGTATTTATCTGTTATAATATCTTGAGTTGTACGGATTTCTCATATGTTTTTGTAAAGAAATAGCCTGTTTAATTGTAGGAATAACTGCGGCATCAATGTGTGTGTAACCTAAATCTTTTGCGATTGCAAGACGATTAGATCCTCCCCATACACTCCATACCATTTTTTTATGTTTACCAAGAGCATTATGCCAAAAGGGCAGTTCGTTAATTTTATTCCCCCATCGATCTTTTGCTTCCTCTAATTTGTTATAGTTACTATGAACACACATAATAGGGAAATGCATACCTTCTTTCTGAATATCTTGTTTTACGCGAATATAAAATTCTTGCCCATTAACCTTTTCAGCAATAGGGACTGATTGCCAAATGTCATCAACAGGGAGTTCTACAATTTCGAAACCTTTCCAATCATTTTCAAATTCGCATTTTAAAATTTTATTCTCCATAAATTTTGTTCTTTAAGTATTTTTCTATTTCACGCGGTGCCTTTTTAAAAATGTCAATTGTAATATTGAAATATGCTAAAAATAAAGAAGCAGGGATTACTGTAAAAGTGTATAATACAAAATAAAATTCATATTTCATTCTTTTTATTACGGCATGCATATTTAGATAATTTCTTTTTTCTATTGACAAAGCGGATCGTAGGCTTAGGCATAGGATGCCTGACTAAGTTTCTCTTGTCTAGCGAGCTCATTTTCAATTCCCGTTTGGATTTCATCTATTGCCTCTCTAGTAAATGTAATATTTTCCCCTGCTGACATTTGGTTGTAGTAATTAAAAGCAGCGTAACCACTAATAACTGATTCGGTGTTGTATTTATCTAAAATCACGAAGTTACCGTTTTTAAGTGTATCTATTACAATTCCGCTGTTCATGTGTTTATTATACTGTATTTTCAGAAGTTTGTAAATACTATTTTTCGTATATTTTCTGTAGATGATTCCAAGCTTCTCCAGATTTAAGTTCGTCGGGGAGCCATTGTGCATAAGCAATATCATTGCACCACTGTGTTCTATCATACTGCTTTGGGTTATTTACATTTGTAAAATCGTGGTCTGAAATATTCCACACCATTGAACCTTTATCAATGGAGATAACTGGTTTTCCAGCTAGCGCAGAATCAACTCCAGCGTTACTATTAATGGTAACAACACATTTTGCTCCAGCAATTGCAGTTTGAATAGGCAAGTTGAAATCAGCATATTTAACATCGGTTACTTCTTCTATTTTTGGTTGTGTGTTTGGTCTTGTTGGATGATCCCTAATTAAGATTGGCAAATCTGTATGTTTTCTAATTGACTCACATATGCTTTGATAATTTACACCCCAATCGAGATATTTAAGAGATTGATCTCCACTAATCTGAAGAGGAATGAGAATATAATCACCATCGGTGTACTCCTTTAATCTACCATCATCAAAGTGTTTTTTCCAACGATCATCTGGAGAATTTCTGTTACAAAAATCAGCTCTGCCATTAAGGCCATTCCAACCGGCTGAAACCCATTCTTTTGCTTTTCCTTGAACATTATTGAGATAAGAATTTTCGAATATAATAAAATTTTTAATTTCAGCAATTTTTTTAAGTTTTTCCACGTGTGCTACACCCCAGCAAATGCAAATATCGTAGGATCCATTTGGCAAAGATGAAGGATCGAAATTATGAATTTCGTGTTTTTCTTTATTAAATCCAACAAGAAAATCGCCAAGCGTCTTGTGTTGGTGTGACAATACTGCATTAACTAAAACTCTCATGATCTTTTTTTGTATCCTAAAAGCTCGTAATCTTTAGCATATCGCTTTTCAATAAGGGCTCTTGTTTCTTTACTTATATCTAAATCGACATGTTGTGTTTTATTTTTGTGAAATACCATTTGGGGATAATTCTTTCCGCAATGCTTTTCTATCAACAGGAGTGACTTTTCCCAATCATCATAAAACGATTCCATTCTTATAAGATAATCAATTCTTTTAACATCTAAGTCAAAGCGTTGAGAGCGGATATGTTGCTCGCAATCAGTGTCATCTTCGATATTTAAGATTTCTTCAACAAATTCTGAAAATGGCATTTTCCTGTAAAAATCATATTTTTTGCGTTTAAATCTTGGGTGAAATCTGTTGAAAATTTTATCTTTCCAGCAGCTTATTAGGCGATCTTCTGGATGTCTACACGTGCCAAAAACAAAATAATCATCAGTGAATGTATCTTTTTTACAATATTCAACATATGGTTTTAAAGCTTTTGGGTGGTGTATACTTTCAAATACATTATCTTTGCAGAAGTGTGTTTTTAATACTTCTTTAATAGAAGTGTTTCCAGCTTTACAGACAAACATAAAGCCAATTTTGTCTTCTTCTATTTTTATGATATTTGGATCCACTATCCTCTTATAAAATTTTTCACTGAACTTCGAGGACCATTAGGAATAAAATATTTTTTATTTTCGTCCCATGATTCATTCGACATAATTTCAATTTCTCCGCCAGTTTTATGGCTATAAACCATACGCCCTTTTATCTTCGGCTGATCATGATCAGGAAGAGAAAAGGCGCAGGACTTACAAAGCTTTAAATTGAGCTCACGCCTGGCCTTTTCAATAGGACTACCACATCCACAAATCATTTATTTTCCTCTACTTTTTTAATTTTACCGCCGATGCGCTTTGCGCAACATTTTGCATCTTCTTTGTAAAGATATGATTGATGATATCTGCCATCTTTATCAAATACACGATAACGCACTAATTCTGTTTTTTTCATAGTTTTAAAAATTAAATTCGTCTTGATCTTTTTTGTTTTCTTCAGTTAAAACATTATTTTTTAAACGTACTAAATCGTTGATAAGATTATCAAGATTTTCAATTGTTCCCGAGTCATCTTTACTTGGAGGAATGTGGTTATGGACCAATTCTAAAATTTCTCCCTTAATAAGTACTGATTTCTTATATTCCTCAACTGTCATGCTATTATTCTAACCTATTTTCTGCGGATTGTAAATACTTTTTTAATTAAAAATATTTGCAGATATTATAGTATTTGGCATAACTTTCCGCGTAAACACAAACCCCTGCTTTCTAAGAGCTTTCAACACTAAAGAATTTACACTAAATTCTTCGCGAGGTTGTCTGGCAATTCCCTTTGTTCCCTCAATTGGATATTCATGCCAGTCAGAGTATGTCGATGGTAGACCAATATCAAAATCCATCTTTAGGTCTCTTGCAACTGCCCAAAAATAAAATTCATCAGCAAAAATAACTTTGTTTTTAACAAAGAACTTTGAATAGTGCTCAAAGGTTTCAACAAAACGAATTGCATCCTTTCTTCTACAAACAAAGAATTGACACACTGCGTTATATAAGTTAAAATTATGATTTCCCTGAACACCGTGTTTTAAAACCCTTTGACTCTTTCTTTTTGTTGAGATCGCTCCGTGTGTGCTAAACGTCATCTTGTTATAATTTTCTTTGATCAACTTTGTTACTTTCTCTAGAGAATACAAAGGAAGGTGAGAATCACTAATAAGTGTAAAGTATTCATTGTCTTTGTCCTCAAGCGCTGCTTTCATTAATTCAATAGTAGCTTCAACTAAAGAGAAATGACCCCATCCGGTTTTTACACGATTATCAATAAAGTAATTAGAGAACACACACTCAGAGTCATCTTTAGGATGTATATACAAGTTATGATTACCCTGATCAAAGAAAGATTTCCAGATGTCGTTTTTGTTAAATGAGTTGTATGATAGGTTTAAAAATGCTACCTTTTTCATTATGCTATATGCTCGTATATCTCTTTCCAATTATTAACCCTAGTAACATCATCGTGCACAGCGCCCACTTGATTATATGGGTGGTTTATTAAAAACGACCTTAAACCCATTTCAGCTCCTAGGTTTGCGTTTTCTAATTTATCTTCGACCCACACAAAATCAGATCCTTTGTACCTTTTAAGTGCTTCAGTTTTGTCTGCACCACAAGGTAGGCAATGGATTCTTTCAAAAACAGTTTCTCCAAACACTCTATTAAGATTTTGTTCGCGCAGTTTTACTGCATAAGGGTCAACGCCAATCGAAGTGATACAATGGAAAACTGCACCTTGCTCCTCATGAAGCTTTCGCACGTATTTAATCGCATCTTTTAGAGGAGGCAAATATCCAATAGCGGCTGATTCACAGAACACTTCTACGAGATCTGCAGCATGCTTTTTACTAATGCCATATTGTTCTGATACGTCGTATGAAACAGCGCAGGGCTTATACCCTTTTCTTTTCATCCACCATTCAAACGAATGTACCCATGAAAGCAGAACTCCGTCACAGTCAGTTACGATTATCATAATAATACTTAATTTCGTTTCTCAATTTATCCTCCCAATCTTTTCTTTTTTGTTTGAAAATAATTGCGTTTGGATTATTATCAACAACCATAATAGTAATAAGCTGATCGATATCGATGCCAGTTTGTTCTTTCAACATAATTGCATATGCGCATTCTTGCATAAAATAAGAACTAATATCGTCGGCTGATTTTACTCTGTTTGATGTTTTAAAATCAATGATTGAAGGAACACCATTAAATTCAGCAATACAATCAACACGCCCTGCTACCTTTAAATCGTCTGAATAAAGAGTGCACTCTTGCATGTAAATTTTGCCTAGGCTTTCATCAATAATACTTTTAAGAACTTTCCAACCGTGCTGAACGTGAGGCATCTTTTCGCTATCTTCAGTAATATATGGATTTTCGTTATTGATGTATTTTTCAGCGATATTATGCACTGCAGTCCCACGTGTAGTTGCGTGGCGAGTAATTCTATTCGCTTCTTCTGCACCAATTGACTTTCGCCATTCAGCCCATTTCCACCTATCTCTATATCCTAGTACAGTTGTAATAGAAGGATACTTTACGCCTTTTGGCGTTGTATACGTTCTACCAGATTTTTTTGTGTCAGCATGAAGATCGTTGTATTTCAGCTGAACACCAGCATGTTCAAATATTTTATTCATTATAAAATGGGGTCAATTACTTTGTCGGTAATCATTTTTTCTTTAGTCATAAGGTATTCACGCACCATTCCAGATCGTACGCAATCCTCCCAAGTAAATTCAATTTTTCTAAAATGTTTTAGTTTTTCCAATATTTTTATAAATTCACCAATTCCTCGCTTATCGCGTTTATTTGTAAAATCAGATTGAAAATAATCACCTGAAAAAATAATCCGCGATCCTTTACCAACTCTTGTGATAATAGAATCAAGCTCGTGGAAATTACAGTTTTGAAATTCGTCAACTACAATAATTGCGTCCTTTAATGTAATACCTCTAATAAACGACGTTGTTAGAAATTCAATCGTTCCATTTTTAATAAACGACGTAAACAAAGATGGGTTATTATTAAATATCTCGCTTACAACACCAATATATGGAGTCAAATAAGCTGCTTCTTTTTCTTCTTGTGTTCCAGGCAAAAAACCAATATCACGAGTAGGAACTACTGATCTTATAATAACTAATCTTTTTTTGCGGTTTTTTATAAGCTCCTGTAAAGCTAAATACAAAGCTATAAAAGTTTTACCTGATCCTGCAGCACCTGACAAAATTAAATTGTTACCTTTTCCCCAGCAATCATAAGCTTTTATCTGGGAATCTGTAATTGGTTTAATGTGCTGCATATTACTAGAATATACAGCAAGTTCATCGAGGTCAGGGACAATAACGCTGTCGTTCTTTTTTGTACTTCTTCTAGGCACAATTAAGATTTGTAAATATTCTGAAATACTTTTTCGGCAAAAGCATCTCTGTCTGTTGCTTTTCTAACAGTTTCTACACTATTCCACGAATGGCTACTATACCGCACAACATTTACTTTAACTTCACCGTTTTTGATATAATACTCTCGATTCCAATTGAAAACTTTTTCTAAGTATGATGCAGCAATGTTTCTTTGATCTTCTTCGTTTAAAGTCACCTCTACAGGTGATGTTTGTTCTGTTGTAATTTTCATTCTAGTAGTGATCGATTGTGTTATCTTTTGCTGATGCTTTTTTAATTCCCTTTAGAACATCATTCCATCCAGTCCCTGCTCTTCGTATTGGTGAAATTGCACCTTCAAAGTTTAGACCTGGAGCCGTGATAGCCATTTTAACAACACCATCTTCGCAACATGGAGATTTTTTTCCTACAGGTAGATTGCGGTCTTTCATAGGATGAGACTCTTCCCATCTGTTCTTGCATTTATCGCATATGTAATCGTATGTCATAATTATTTAAACCATTTTGGTGTTTCGCGGTTTGTCCACGCCATTTTGAATCTGTCTTGTTTTGTTTTGTAAAATGCTCGATATGATTTGACAGGATCATCGAACATACATTCCGGATTTGATTTCATAGCTAATGGAAATTTTGTTTTTTTAGAATCAGCAATGTTTGCTGGACCCCAGTAAAGTTCATCGCGGAGTAATTCGTCGGTCTTATGAACTCTGCCATATCTGTACTTATACTCGTCACAAAGAGCATTAAATAACTGCCAATGCCATCGATAGTTTTGAATGGTTTCCATTGTCCATACAGTACATGGGTGGTATTTGTGAACTGCTTTGTAAAGAATATTTTCACGTTCGTCAGGTAAAACGTAATACTGCTGCATAGTTTTACCTGAACTTGATGGTCTACGTTCTGGTTTTCCATCACACATACGATGAGCAGTTGATAGCATTTGAGCAGACTCAATAATCATTTTTACGACATGCTTGTCGCAGTGCTGTTGAGCTGCGGTGGTAGGGTCATTATCTAAAACAAATACATTCATTACAGAAGTATTCTATCACAATGTGAGCATATTGTACACTATAAAATATTAGGAAATGCAGCTTGTACAAGACTTTTTGTCATTTTAGAGTATGTCTTGTTTTGCAAAGTTGTAATAGTACCATCCTTTGCAGCACAAAGAATATGAGCATCTTTTTCGGCTAATTGCTCAAGAATACCAATAAAGATCTTTTCCTTTCTTACACGTGGCACACCATTATCTTTAACACAAACGCCAATAGAACTAAAGACGTTTGATAAAGGAGAAGGTTCTCGGCCTTCAGGGCATTCTTCAAAAGGTGGTCTACCTTTAGGTAAATCTAATTCAATATTGTCGTTATAACAAAGTTGAAGAACAGTTTTTAATTGTTTGAATTCGTTTTTCTTTAAGCATGCTATTCTATCATCTCGATTTTCTAGTTTGCATACTTCTTCAAACACTTCATAAATATATTTTTGCATAATTTTAAATGTAACTTGATTCGTATTTTGGTGGGAAAAAGTCTTCTACAGAACTGACTAACATGTTGCAACGTTTTTCAATTAAGTAAGGAAGAACCTTTCCTTTTTCTTTATTTGATTGTGAATTGTATTTATCACTAATCGATTCGTTAATATCCTTAGGAATACAATCTAAGTCGATTACTTTTTTATTGCGGCAGAAGTTTCGGTATTCTTCATGACCCATAACTTTATCTAAAGAATCGCGGGATTCGTACCATTCTTGAATTTTTTTAGCACGCATTGGCTTTTGGCGAATGCCTTCGGTAAATGACTCATCACAACTAAGAATATTTGGAACACCATCACCTGAATCACCGCGGCAGATGTGTTCGAACTTATAAAAAGCAGGATCATCTACTGTGACTAAATCACGTTTCATTGGGCTAAACTGTTTGACGTTAGAATAACGGTGTAATTGGAAGAAATCTTTATCTGATGAAATAATCATTACAGGTTCATTCTTACCGAATTCTTGTGTAGACTCTACTAGACGTGCGATAACATCGTCTGCTTCAGCACGATCGGCATGAACTACAGGATAATGCATTTCTTCTGCAATTTCATCACGTACAGTATTAATCAGTTTGAAAAAATGGCCCCAATCAAGAGGTGATTCGTCGCGATGTGTTTTACGTTTTGCTTTGTATTGAGGATATACTTCCTTCCGCCAGGAAGAACTATCACACGCAATTACCATTTCTCCATATTGATCACGGAACTTAGTATTATACATTCTAATCCGATTTAGAATCATGTGCCTAATAAGGCTTTCTTCAATTTCTTCTGGCCTATCTTGAGAAAAAATAGCCGCAATTGCAATTCCTGAGTAGTCAACAATAATCATAGTTTTCTGTTTGTTATGGATATATTCTACCATAAAAACTAACCATTGTAAATACTATTTTTCCTTAAAAACGTGTTTTCTATGGATTTTGCCGCCAATAAAGGCATTATAGTACTCGTTTGGTTTAAAAAGCACTTCTCTGTCAATCTGCTCTTTCATTTCGAAATATGTCATTTGCCCTGGAGAAACACACAATTTTAGTATAGTTCTTTTAAATCTGCTAGGTCCAAACTCCTCTACTAGTGTCTTTACTTCTTCATTAGAACCGTAGTACGTTTGCCAATCAGACTCCTTTATCGACCTTCTTTTGTTTTTACGCCCTTTAAGAGGCGGTCGAGTGACTTTAGACCAAAACTTTTTCTTACCAATATACTTCATCCCATTATGGGTATCAGTTACTTCATACACAAATCCATGGTATGATTCGATCATTTCAGAGGTAAATTCCTCTTCGTTATAAATCCACATAAAATTATTTATGCGCGAACTCTTTAAAGGATAAGAGCTTACGGGATGAAATAATTTCAAAGAAGGTTTTTGCTTCAGGACCACTTAAGCGGTCGTAATCAAAAGAAACTGAAGAGTATATTGGTCGATAGTGAAGAGTTCTTTCCTTTGGCACAATCAACAGTTGTCCAGTTGTCACCATCTCACCTTTTTTAACATCACCCGTTCTCATTGGGTTCATGAAAACGTCTTTGTCAGGGCATTTTGCAATTTGATCAATGAGTTCTCCTGGCTCTTCAATATCAGCCGACGCAAACTTCCTTGCGTATTCTAAACGTTTTTCGCTACTTTCACGGGCTTTAACTAAACGCTCATCGGTTGGGTTTGTATGGTACCCAAGTTCCTTCATTGTAATGCCGTGGTTTGTTCTACACGAACACGGTTCGTCTTTTGAAATTTTGCTTATAACGTATTTGTACTCTCTTGGATTTTCTTTAGTAGCATCATCTTTTCTTACAGTAAATCCTCCCTCAAGAACATAACAATCTTTTTCATTAAAGACATATGTAGCACCAGCCAATTTAAGTTCAACAAGTAGATCTAAAGCTTCCTTAGGTGTTTTGGCCAAAAGAGCTTTTCTAATTGCCCTTCCGTCAGGAGAATAATATCCAATATTGTCTCGTTTATTTTTTCTTTTTAAAATGATTTTATCACCTTCTTTTTCATCACTTTTAACAGAAAAGGACGCAGATATAATTGCTAGTCCATGCTCATTGACTCCTTCGCTCCATCTACTTAGTTTGTCATCAATGTATAAGCGCTGTAAACCATGACGATTAGATTGTGTAATTACAACATCTGTTTTGTAATTTCGGTCACGGTTTTTTGCACCGATCCAACCATAACCATCCATATATTTTACAGCTACTACACACATATTCAATTCTATTTATACAAAACGTCTATTTAATCCATGATCCATCTGCAATTCTTTTTTCCTTTAATTCGTCAAATGATTTTTCTTTCTTTCCTCCGTCATATATCCATGCATAACCTTTTTCTACCATTACTTCGTTTAAAGAAATACTAAATTCATCTGTGTATAACCAACCTAAAATCCTGCCGTATTTACCTTCCTTTTCAGTTTTAATAACAACATTATCGCAATATTCAACGTGCTTTTTAAGCCAATGTTTTGCTTCTAAACCTAGCTTCTTTTCATAAAGATCGCGGGTTCGAGACTCAGGTGCGTCAATTGCGGCAATACGAACACGTTCTTTTTTGGTTATACCAAAACCTAAGTCAATAATAGCGTCAAGAGTATCTCCATCGACTACCTTTGTGATTTGTTTAATCTTATATGTGTACATTAATCTTCTTTAAATAAATATTCTTCTTCAACACAAATGTGACTTGATCCACAAAAAGGACAGTATTCAGGATCTACTAGATTTCCGTAATCGTCTTCTAAATCATCATTCCACATAATATAATATTCTGCAGAGCAACTTTGGCAAGTAATTTGTTCTTTTGTCATGATTCACACGTAGTGCATTCGTTTAGTGAGCGTGCAAGCTCTTGGGCAGGGTTTGCGCTACGCTGATAATACAATGACTTAATACCGTTTTCCCATGCCCATACAAGTAGTTCGTTAACTTCTTTAGGTTTTGTTGAGGGTGGAACCATCATGTTAATAGACTGACCTTGATCAATGTATTTTTGGCGTTGTGCTGCTTGAATAAGAATTTCTTTCTGAGAGATTTCACCAAAGTTTTTGAATACTTCTTTTTCATGGTCAGAAAGGAATTTCAGATGTTGAACTGAACCGCCTTTTTGCAATATGCTTCTCCAAGTAGCATTATCGTTTTTGTCGTAGCTAATTAGAACCTTAGTAAGCTCTGGGTTTTTATAGGTAAATTTGCCTTTAGCAAGATCTTTTGTGAAGTAATTACTATTAAGAGGTTCAATTGAAGGACTGATTTGACCTAGAATAAACGAGCTGCTTGTGGTAGGAGCAATAGCTACTAAGCAACTATTACGTAAACCGTAACCTTCCATAAGAGATGGTACGCCATATTCAATAGCCATTTCTTTAGAAGCTGCGGTTGTTCTTTCTTGAATAGTCTTAAATATAAGAGAGTTCTGAAGTTTAGCTTCCATAGACTCAAAGGCAATACTTTCTTGCTGCAAATATGAATGCCAACCTAGTACGCCTATACCAAGAGCTCTTTGTGTCATAGCAAACTTGTGTGGTGATTCTAAATTTTTAACTCCACGAGTCTTATTAATAAACTCAGTCATAACAGCATCAAGAAACTGAGTCAATGTTTCAATAGCGTCGGTTTCAACAATTTCTGACCACTTAGCAAGATTAAGAGAAGATAGATCACACACAAATGACTCGTCTTCTTCTGCGGATAAAAATATTTCAGTGCACAAATTTGAAGCGTGAATACGTTTACCTTTATCTTTGTAAACTTCCGGAGCGGCGTTATTAGCGTTATCAGAAAAGAATATGTAAGGATACCCAGACTCATAACGCTTCTTAATAACCTTACCCCATATAGATCTTTTCTTTTTATCACCTGCAACCATTTCTTTCATCCATTCGTCACTGATAGTAACACCAATAGAAAGATCTTGAATAGCATTTCCTTCACCTCTAATTCCTAAAAACTCTTCAATGTCGCCGTGGTCAATCGGTAAATACGCTGCAAATGATCCTCGTCGGACATTGCTTTGTGAAATGTAATTTGTTAAAGAATCAAATACTGTTAACTGGTGATGAACTCCAGTAGCACTTCCTCCGCTAGAAATTTCTGCTCCTCTACAACGTACATCACCAAAATACGCAGAAGTTCCTCCGCCGACTTTAGACATAGTTCCAACCTCAGCAATCTTACCAAGAATCTTCTCCATATCATCTGGAATATAAGATCCAAAACAAGAGATCGGCAAACCTCTATCTCTCCCAAAGTTAGACCAAATAGGAGATGATAAGGAATAGAATCCTCTGTGCATATAGTCAATAAACTTTTCAGCCCAACTATCATCACCAAGATATTCTTGGGCTTTATTCGCAATGTCAATAATGCGCTGTTCTGGATTTTCTCCAGGAAGTAAATAGCCCCTTTCAAGGAACTGACGACTGTCTTTATTTAACCAATAAATGTCATTCATAATATTATAATAGCAAAAAGTTTAAAATCAAAAGAGATCGTCCTCGTCGAAAGACTGACTTTTCTTCGAATACTCAACGGGGCGTGAGTGGAAAAAATCAGTCATGTTATTTCCAAGAAGCTCCTCTTCAAACCACATAGTCGATTCTAAAAGAGTGTCATCTACTTCAAATACGGGTTCGAAACCAATTTGATCTAAAGAAGAGTTAATACGGTTTTTAATAAACTCTTTAACGATATTAGCATTTAAACCAGGCTCATCGATTCCATTAATCATCCAATCAACTATTTTGCTTTCGGCTGTAAATGCGTCTACGGCCTCTCCTCTAATTCTTTCTTCTAGCTCTTCATCAAACAATTCAGGACTTTCTTCACGAATCGTGTTAATGATTTTCATACCAACAAGAGCGTGTATATTCTCCTCGTTTCGTGTGTACTTAACTTGTTGATCAGTGTCTTTTAGCACATTCTTGTAACGCGCGAACCAGTTAATAATATAAAACTGAGAAAAGAGAGATACGTTTTCTACAAACAACGTAAAAAGTGTAAGCGCATACAAATATTGTTTCTTAGAGCTCTTATAAAATTTATGTGTG